AACACGGTAGTCGATTTCTTTTTCGGCGGATCGTCTAAAAAGAATCAAGAACAAAATAAAAATAAATAAACATGGCACAAAATTTAAACCAAATAGATATAGGGCAAAGTGGTGGAGCTTATTTAAGTGATACAGCCGTATTTACGCCACCAACAGGTAAAGTAGTTACAGCTGTATATGTATTAGATAGCGCAACTAAATTTTCAAAATTAGAAGGAGCTACTGCAGACGCTTTACATTATCCTGGGACCACTGTTACTTCAACTGCAGCTGGTAACGGAACTAACGCAGACAAAATTCCTACTGGTACAACTTTTCCAGAAGGCACGTGGATATACGGTAGATACGAGACAGTACAGCTAGGTGATGGAAGTGTATTTTTATACTTTAGCGAAGAGTAAAAATTAACAAATTAAATTAAATTAAATTATGGCAAAAGAAAAAATGGTTGACCTTAAACCTAAGGTTGACAAAATATCTGATGAACACTTAAAAGAGTTACAAGATATATTAAATATGACAAATAATATCCAATTTAAAATTGGGCAGTTAGAAGGACAAAAACATACTTTACTTCACGAGTTAGGATTAACTCAAAAGAAAATTATAGATATGCAAGACAAGCTTTCTAAAGAATATGGTACTTTTGATATTAATGTTACTGATGGTACTATTAATAAAAAAGAAGATGAAAAATAATATTATTAGAAAAATTACCATAGGTAAAGACTACAAAAACGACGCTATGCATTATGCTGTTGATCAAGAAGTTTATGGTGGTCATAAAATTTGTGATATAGTAGAAGAAGAAGATAAATATTCTATTTATATTAGAAAAGAACAAGTGGTAATACCATGGAAAGATTTTAATAAGAATATGGCTATATCAGTCGAGTACAACTTAGAATATTAAATGAATGCTTACAAAGATTATATTATCAGCCCTATTGGTGATCGCTACAATAACAGTGTACGAGTCAATAACAAAGAACTAATAGTTAATACAGAGTTATCTAATCACCAATATATAAACAGATTAGCAAAAGTTATCGCTACTCCATTATTATTTCAATCACCTATTAAAATAGGTGATGAAGTAATAGTGCATCATAACGTATTTAGAAGATGGTATGATATGAAAGGTAGAGAAAGAAATAGTAGGTCATATTGGAAAGAAG